GGGCAAGACGGTAATCTGCAAGGACGGTTCCTGCCTGGTGCTGGAACCGGGGCATTTGTCCTATTCCCAGGCCCAGCCGGAAACGGCTGTTCCGCCCGTCGTGCAATCCTTGAAAAAGTAAGTCATGTGCAAGGCTGCCGAATGGTATTTAAAACTCGTAGACTGTATTGACAGGCACAAAACAACCGCGTGCATGATCGCGGGGTTTTGGGTGGCGTACTGGATGGGCGAAAAATTTGACTCCTGGAATGACAAAATGCTTGCCGTCATGCACGAACAATCCGCCGCCCAGATGGAAACGGGGAAAGCCCTGCAGGAATTGGCCGTCCGCATCAATGGAATTGAAAGAAAATTAGAAAAATAACTCTATGATTATCAAAGAATGTGATGACTTCAAACCCGTCCAGCGGGCGTTAAACCTGGTTCCGGACGGCTTGCCGGGGCCTAAAACGCTGGCCGCCGTTGCCCTGAAATTGCGCTGTCATGAAATATGGTCCGCGGTCCAGGCCGCCGTGAAGGTGGCTCCTGACGGCATCCCAGGCCCTGCCACGGCCCGCGGCATTGCCGCCGCCCTGGATATTGCCCTGCCCCGTTCCTGGCCTTCCCAGGCGTCCGTCCGGGCTGGCCTGTCCATCTTTGGCCGGCCAGGGGATGAAGGCAACCTTGTTTCCATTGCCCCGCCCTACCCCCTGTATTATGAGGGGCGGCCCGTGAAAACGATCCGCGTGCATGAGGCAATCGCCCAGGACGTCAAGGAGGCCCTGGCGGAAGTACTGGAAGTGTACGGCCTGGAGCGCATCCGTGCGTTGCACCTGGACCAGTACGGCGGATCCTACAATGACCGCAGCACGGCCACCGGCAAAAGCAAGAGCATGCACGCCTGGGGGATTGCCCTGGACTTTGATCCGGAGCGGAACAGTTATTCCTGCAAGGCCCCCCACGCCGGGCTTTCCCGTCCGGAGTGTGAAGAGTGGTGGCAGATATGGGAGGCGCACGGAGCTGTTTCCCTGGGCCGTGAGCGTGATTATGACTGGATGCACGTCCAGTTTGCCCGGCTGTAAATGCCGGCAAAAAGAAAGGCACCCCCGTTTGGAGGGCGCCTTTTTTGTTACTTGGTTAAAACGGCGTCCGGATTGCGTTCCAGCACTTCCAGGAGTTTGGCCGCCGCTCCTGATGGAGTGCGTTCCCCGCTTTCCCATTTTTTCAAGGTGGATATGGAGGTGCCCAGGAGTGCAGCAAATTCTTTCTGCCCCATGTCCAGGGATTGACGCAATTTGGCTACCTTGTTTTTTACAATCCAATTCCGCCGGGAGCCCGGAACAACTACCCGGATCCCCCTGGCGGGAAGATCATCCCCCAGGGCGTCCAGTAAGGCTTCCTCGGCCTGATCCAGTTCGGAATTGACTTCTTCCACGGTTTGACCGCTTACGCAGGGATAAGGGGTGAGTTCCGGGAGCCTTCCCAGGTATTTTCCGTCTTCATCAGACCAGTAAATGATTCTGGTGTAGTGTGTTTTCGTTTTCATATCTTACTAATTTTTTTGCCAGGGTTGAGAGTGGAGGAAGGGTTATTCACCCTTCCTTTGTTTTTTGGCTTGCTCCATCAGGTTCTTCACGGCTTTTTCCTGGTAGTGGTCAGCATCGTCCCCCAGTTGTCCGCTGAGCACCCATGACAGGGCCCCCAGCCTGAACACCCGGTGGGAACCCTTACCGGGGAATTCCTTGAAACCCGCTTTGAGAAGGTCTTTCCTTAACTCTCGTTTCTTCCGTGGCATGAGTGTAATTTAGTACATTGTGTTCTTTTAGCAAGCAAAAAGTATACTTTGTGAACTTTTTTTATTTTTATCGTAAAAAGGAATCAATGATTGAGACTACATTGACCTAATATGCCTTTACTGAGCCCTTTCCTCCGGATTTGTCAAGCGGGCGTTTGTCAAGCAAGACTAACGGCGGCAGGTTATCTGACCAGAACGGCTGTATTTTCCCGTAGATTCAGAACTTTACCGCATCTATGACAATAAAAATTATCATAACGTTATGATACCAACCCAATACTTTCTTTAAATATTCTCCTATTTTTTTCATATTCTTCACCGAAAATCAATTTGGGTTCCATATGAAAATATCCGCCTTTCCTTAATTCTTCTTCCATTTTGTGTTGCAGTTTATTACAAGAAATTTGTCCCATGATTTGAAGCAGATATTTTTGCCTATCAGAAAAATTATCCATAATAGTTAAAAAATACACATCCTTTTCTATTTCATTAAAAAAATCAGCTTCATTAACATAACGAATTAGAAAGTAAAATTTATTTGACCAAGCAAGCAAATCATTAAAATTTTTCACAAACAATCGACAGTTCTTTTTATATTCATTTATTTTATAGCTTGAGTTTTGCGAAACCGGTAAATCAACTAATCCACAATATTGAATAATCTTTAAATAATCTCTAACATTATCTACTATTTCATTAAAAATATCAGTTCCAGAATTTCCATTTATCCGTACATTATTGCTTAAATAATTCAGATATTCCATTTGCTTAAAAAGAAAACTTTCAAATTGCTGAATTTTCATTACTCTGTTTTGCTTTTCAAGTTCATCACCTTGACGCTTCTGTTCCTCCTTCTGCAATTTCAGTTCTTCACGCTGTAGCGCCAAATCCTTTCTTTGTAAGAGAATCGTGATAATAAGACCTATGAACGCAAGAGCGGTAAAAAAAGTATTGAGAATGTTGAATGCATCACCAACTTTACTAAGATCTTTTAGATTGAGAAAGTTCGTAGCCCATATATAAAAGATGACAAACAGCAATAAAATGATGATGAAGATATAACGTAGAGTTTTATTCCTCTTACATGTGCGGATGAATCGCAGCCATACTGCCTGTTCATCTCTGGATGCACCTCTTGCCCGCTTAAAAGAATGTAAGTCTGTTCTCATAATGTGAATAATTACAATTAATACTTTATGAAAATATAGAGGAGAATACCCTAGATATAGGAGGAAGAAGGTTCCCTAAGATAGCACTTAATACGCAAAATATTATACCCCATTTGAGGTTGAGTTTATTATTTTTTTCGTTTTGTTGCTCTACAACATGAATTAACGATCTTTCAAATGCGGAATATTGTTCTTCATTAATAGATGCTATTTGTTTAAATTGTTCAGATTTTTCTTTTTCTTTTTGAAACAATTTCATTTGTTTTTCTATATCTTCCAAAACTTTTTGAATAGTGTCCTGTGTGCTATGAAGGCTTATTTGTATTTCAGTAAAGTTATTTTTTATTCTTGATGCTGGCGACATTCTTCTTTTATTGTCTTGCATCACTCTTGTTAAATCCTTATTGTAGTCAATAGCCTTTTTCTTTTTAATCTGTATAAAAAATACAACAAGGGCAGAGTATAATATACCGAATGTTATTCCACTTAAAATAGTGAGATAAGGATTTGCTATTATAGCCATCATGTAATTCATATATTGAAATACCGATATGTGATTTTAATAAAAATTAATGATTAGCTCCTCCACAAATTTTGCAATTCACACCACTTGGAGTATCACTGGCATGCCCTTTACAAGCACGATAATACCGACAGCTTTTATTGTGGGTTTTGCCTGTTGAGCTGATCCAGTATGCCTTTTCTTCGACTGCAGCTTTAGAGGTCTGTTTTACCGGTTTCCGGTGATAATGGTATTTATCCGTTTTGCGATTGTAATGACCTCCATTGGCATCCAAGCCGCCAGGATGGGCATCAGAAGCGGCAAGGAGAGACACGACAACGAAAATGAGAGAGAGCACTTTCATATGCAATAAATGGTACGTGATATGCAAGTGTTTGTAAATAATATGCTTAACTCATTAGAAGGTGAAGCAGAATAGATTTTTCCAACATTTAAGGGGGTCATTTATTCCCCACGCTGCTTCTTATCCATTCATCAAGATCCAGCGTTTCTCCTGGGTTCAGGTGCAATGCAATATATGCCCGCAGGATGGTATTTTCCAGTTGCAGGGCTTTCAAGCTGCCTGCTTTTATTCCTTTGACAGCTCCCAAAGATGGGGCCGCTTCTCTCATCAACTCCCGAATTCGAACAAGTGACTTGGATGGTATTTCCCGCCGGACTGACATCCAGCCGTAAACCGTATGAATGCTGACTCCGCATTGGTCAGCGAGCCATTTACAGGTCTTTCCGTTTTCCTTCATCCATTCCTTGATGTCACTTTTCGAGTGCATTCCATGAATATATCATCACGGAATAGTGAATACAAGGGCGGTGTATTTGTTCTGTCCCTGTCAGGTTTAAATCTGGGAGATATTGACAAGATAGGTTTTTCTGGAGTAATAATGGTTTTTGTCATGGATCAAGATCAATATTTTGTATTTATTCCCGAAGAGGGAAGCCAGGGCCCATTCAGCCGGCGAGGGCTGTTTTTGCTGGCCGGCCAGAAGAAAATCAATGCTGAAACACTAGTGTGCCCGGCAGGTGAAGACAAATGGAAACCTTATGGAGAAATATTTAGCACTTCATCATCACCAGCCAGTGCTACCCCGGCGGCACCACAACCCTTGAATAATGTGACTGCCCCTTTTTCTCAAGCCATGTCACCGACAGCGCAGGCCTCATCAAAAGAAGTTGTGCGTCCGGATGCCGCTTTGGATGAAGAGATCCAAGAAAGCGGCGGTTCCTGGGTTGTTTCCGTGCTGATTTATGGAGGGGGATTGATCTGTGTTCTT